ATGTTCACCGCCTTCGCCTTCCGCGGCCGCCAACCTTATACCGTTCGCCGGAACACAGCCCAGGGCGCGACCTTGCGCCCGAAACTGGCGAACCGGCCGGATGCGCCGGCTTCCGCCGGGAAGTCCTGAACTGCGGAGCGTCTACGGCCTCATTGGCAACGGATCACGCCGCTGGCGATTTCGTCGTCGATGGAGCGCAGCGCATCGGCATCCTGGTGCATCTGCTCGATCACCTCGAGCAGGCGCTGCGCCAGCTTCGGATCGTTCGCCCGCTCGACGGCGCGCATGACCTCGACCGCAGCCGATTCATGATTGTTCGCCATCTGCTTGAGAGCCTTGCGCAAGCGCTGCTCGGTCCATTTCATCGACATGTCGCTTCACCCAGACTGCATATACGGACCCGCCAGGAACGACGGGCTCGCTTAAGAGCGCCGGAGCTGGAACAAGTTCAACCTGCCGTCGCCCCATGAGGGCGGGTTGGGTGCCGGAAAGGCAAGCGGAGAAGAGATCGAGAAGCGCAAACGAAAACGCCAGGCACAAGGCCTGGCGCTTCGAAATATGGGGTGGACGATGGGAATCGAACCCACGACACCAGGAGCCACAATCCTGTGCTCTACCAACTGAGCTACGCCCACCATATCGTGAATCGTGCCGGACGTTCCGGCTTCAACCGCAGCGGCCGGACAAGCCGAGCCTGAAGGTGGTGCGGACGGAGAGACTCGAACTCTCACGCCTTGCGGCGCTGGAACCTAAATCCTGTCTCGCACCTCAGAAGCGCTTATATTACAACAGTTTACGCCGACCGCAATCACTTAAACTGTGCCAATCGTGAAATTCCTTTTCACGTTTTCCATTTCCGCGCTTCACGTTTCCGTCACGCCCGGCATTTAGCGGTCCGACTCATAAGCCGCGACGCCGGTCCCTACCGCCCGCCATTCGTCCTGCGGCATACGCGAATCACAGATGAATACCTCGACCTCCCCGCCTTCTTTCGGCTCCGCAGGCCGAATAGCAGCATGCCGGAGAATCGTCTGCATGTCCGGGACGTAGCTGCTCTCCGAGCCGTGGAACGACCAGATGCCGAACTTCCCAGCGCTGCCCACCTGGTGGTCGAGTTTCACCGACCAGCCCTTGAATCGAATCACCAGCATGCCCTGCCCTCGTAGGAAAAGGCCGTAGTCTACTCCTAATCCTGACAGGCCTGATTCGCTGCCAGGAGCTGCGCCTCGTAACCGATCCGCTGCAAGCGTTCGGCGAGCAACGCACGGACCTTGGTCTGTAGGTCGTCGCCTTTCCGCAGCCCCGCCGTGGCCCAGACTGGCACCTCTACCGCCGGCACTCGGCACGGCACCGCCACCGGAACTTCTACGCGCACCGTGCGCGGCTCGGCTTCCTGCCGGCCGGCGCATCCCACCAGCGCGACAATCATCAGCATCAGCACCACCCTCATAGACCCAGCTCCTGATCAATGACCGCCTCGGCAGCCGCACACTGCTCGCCGGCGGTGCGGTCACGCAGCAGACGGTTGGCGGCGGAATACCGCTCGGCGGCCTGCTGTCGTCCCTGCTCCACCGCCTGGGCTGCATCCCGGGCCCGCTGTTCGCCGGCCAGGCGCAGCTCGGCAACCTGCCGGACCTGCTCCGCCACTGCGGACTCCAACTCTCCCCGGGCGGCGCGGCAGGCAACGAGGTCCGACCGCGCGGCGTCGAGCTGCGGGCGGTAGTGCCGCGCGCCGAGCCAGACACCGCCGGCGGTGCCGAGGCCGACCAGCACCAGGCAGGCCAGCGCGACCGATAAAGCGCGGGCGGAGATCACGACAGCACCCCGCCCGCTGCAAGATAGTGCGCTGCCAGGTCATCGAGAGAATGCTCACGCTGGCCGTAACCAGCCCCCGGCAGGCTGGCCCAAATGTTGGAGCACTTCTGCACGGCATCCGCCAAGCGACCGGCCTGTATATCTGCCAGCGCGCGGCGCTCCTTAATCTGCTGCAACGCCACCAGGTCCTGGTTAGCCGGGGTGAAGCCGCCTTTCAGCGCCAGGCTTTCGCGATAGGCATCCCAATACCTCGAGAGAAGCTGATACCTGCCTGCCGCAGTTGAATAAACCTTGTACCGAGGCAGATAGACCTTCAGGCGCGGGTGATCAGCGTACCCATTGAACAGCCCTCCACCGACAACAACGTTGTAGCCGTTGTCGCTACCTCTGATCGTGCTGGTCCCCTCAGACCACGCAAGCATGTCCAGGAACGCAAGAACGTTCCTCCCTCCAGCGGTTTTCTCGGAAACGACTGCCATCGGCGGTCCCTCTCTCAATAGGTGAATGAAATGAAACGGATCGATATCTCCGGGCTTCGCTATGGGCGCCTTTTGGTGGTCGCCTACGACTCTCCCGGGAAAAACGGAGGATCTGTCTGGCTCTGCCGGTGCGAGTGCGGAGCCGAGGTAAAGGTGAACTCGTCGAACTTGCGAAGCGGCTCGACACGTTCATGCGGGTGCCTCGCCAGCGAATGGGCTTCAGCGCTTGGCTCAAACAGGGAATTCGTCAGGAAGCGTACAGCCAAAGTCACCGCGCACGGGCACAGCCGTCGAGGGTTGAAAACCCCGGAGTACAGAACCTGGCTAGGCATGAAACGCAGGTGCTATGACGAGAAGTACAAGGACTTCCCTAACTGGGGCGGTCGCGGTATCAAGGTCTGCGAACGTTGGAATCAGTCGTTCGAGGCTTTCCTCAAAGACATGGGGCCTCGGCCTGCTGGGAGGTACAGCATCGATCGAATCGACCCAGACGGTGACTACTGTCCTGAAAACTGCCGATGGGCCACGATCCATCAGCAAGCGTCCGAAAACCAGCGACGCCTGACCGGAGTCGAGATCGACGGCACTCAGTTCGCCAGTATTGCCCAGGCCTGTGCTCACTTCGGAGTCAACGTCTCTACCGCCCACCAGCGCATCAAAGCCGGAATACCGGTCGATATTGCGGTAAGGACCTGCGGGCGGCTCGCCGCTCGGCGGGAAAGGGAGTCTTACCTCCGCAGGGATCGGCGAGGTACTGCGTGACGCGCACCAACAAAAACGCCGGCTCGAGGGCCGGCGATCGGGAGTATCTGCAGTAGTTGCTGCTCAGTGATAGGCATGCTGATCTCCAGGCACAAAAAAAAGCCCGCAGAGTGCGGGCTGGTCATAGAGTCTCGGGCTGCATCTCGGGAGGTGCCGGCATCGACAATCGGACATCGATCCAACTGTTGAGCGGGACATCCAGTGGGGCGCCCTTCCCGAGCACCATTTCGCCGTCGTCACTGAGTGTCCAGCGCTGTTTGAAGAGCCGGATGGTGACCGTCCCATCCTCAGCCTGTTCGCTATCAGTGATACCGAGTGGGCGACCGCCGTCGGGAGACGCAGGGTCGATCACGCGCCAGCCCTCTTTCGCTAGCCCCAGGCTACCAGAGACCTTGTAGACGCCAACGGCGAGCCGTTGAACAGTAACGCCGCGGGCCTCTGCGTTGGCTACACCCCAAGCCCCCGCAGGCTCGAAGTCCAGTTCGTTGAGGTCCGGTCTCAAGCTCCCATCAACGTTGGCGATACGCACGACTGGCGATGCAGCACGAAGCGTCCCGTCGGTTGCTCTCGTCGTGTTTATAGTCGTGTAGAACTCGAAAATAGGGGCAGACGAGAATTTCCCGCACCGACCTTTGACCGTAGATGCCGGCACCTGGCCGAAAAACATCTGCGCTCCTCGCAAGTCGGATCCGTCGTAGCCGATCGTCAACACAGATCCGTTGCTAATGCCAGTTGCCACGGAGTCAACAGTTGTCGAATCGAATATCTCGACGCTTGTCGCATAACGATGAATCGATGGTGCTCGGTCAGGACGCTCAGAACCAATCCCGAATGCGCCGACCGGCATGGCGTTTCCAAGCGTTGTACCGATATCGGCCTGGGCGGCGCTGCGCAACTCGAGCGAGCTCCTCGCCTGGGCCGGCGTCGGTGCCGTTGCCCACGGCTGAATGCCGGCCAGCGTCCCTCCCCACTGGTTCGCTATCAGGTTGAATCGATCGCTCAGCTCCTTGTCGTAACCCAGGATTGGCGCCACCGCATAGGGCTGGCCGCTAGCCGTGCTGCCCCGGTAGTTGGGCTTTATCGACATGACCGTCGAACTGGCGACGTTGCTCACTTCGTAGAGGCGCCCGTCAGGGGCAATAAAGGCGTCGCCTACCCGGACATTAGAAGAAAACTGAGTTCCGGTGCCGGTGACGGTCGGGCTATTTTCTGTCACCGCGACGGTGCCGGTTGAATACCATGCCATTTAAGCCCTCCATCAAATTACGCGACAACAATGAGTGGCCAGTTGAACTTAAATCCGATCTCATCCGGAACTAACGAGGAGACGAAAATCATGGCCCGGGAATTGTACAGGAACCCTATACGAGGGGGTTCCAGAGTATAGATATGCTTTAGATTAAAATGACTCACCAGAAAATAGGTGGACAACCCATATGGATATGGAAGTGCCCATGTTTGCATGTGCATACCTCCGGGCCAATTAGGGTTATGTGCGTATAACTCCCACTCCTGCGCCCCTCCAACAAACCGTACAATCTCGCGATTACTGTCGAACATGACACGCGACTGAGCATCGAATACATGCATGCCCCACCCTCCTATACGGGGTAGCATGACTGCTGCGGCCTTCCACTTTCCTCCATATACCGGCGGGTCGGTATCTTGGAAACTAGACTGGTAAAACGCAAATCCAGACCAAGCCCCAGCCCCTCCCAGATGTCGAAATCTATAAATCTGGTGAGGCCCATTAGGACAGAAGTATACATATGGCTCGTAGGGCGAATTAATTGGCGCCGAGTAGTTTACAACAATTTCCACCGCTCCTTGAACGCCATACACCCCACCTTCAACAATATGCATGCAGGGGTTTGAGTCATCGATAATTGTTTGCCCATTGTTCCCTCGAACAAGGATACCGTAGCTCATGAGAACATTACCGCATGCAGGACATAGGTAACATTTGGAGATCCGTCTCGCAAAAACGTAATTACATTTCCAGATATTCTATAGGAAGGGACGTTTCCAAATGGGTAGCCGCTTGAGATTAAGAAAACTACACCACGAGCGGGATCAAAGCCGGGAATACTCACTGCCATTCCTCCTGTGATCGCTCCAATCGATTGTCGATATACAGTCCGCGCCGACTGGCCGGTGAGGTCCATCACGATCCCTCCGGCGGCGTTTTTAAAACGAATTCCGAACGTCATAGGTCGAGATTCCCCGTCTGTACGCGAACAACCCCGTTAGCGTCGAGAGTCTTGATCGCATCCCCCGTCATCTCTTGACTACCATTGCTCCCAGTACTCCGAACAACAAGCTTGCCGGAAACGAAGTCGATATCGATTAGTGGGCGCCCTTGCGAATCAAGCGCTTGTGATTGCAAGCGCATACCCATAATCAACTCGCGGATAAAGGCTCGGTTTATTAACGCTTCATTAATAAACATCTGGCCGCCGACGATCGAGACCGGCGCCACGGTCTGCCCGCTGGAACTGTTGAACCAGAGGAACCTATCAGCCTGGAACGCCATGGTCGTCACGCTCGTACCGCTGTCGAACCCAAGCTGGAACCCGGTGGCGTACTCCTGCCCATTGGCATGGGCCTGGAGCTTCACGCTGTACATCGCCTTCACGCCCTGATCCAGTGACGCTACAACGCTCTGTGTGGTCTGAATCGCGGCCCCGTTGGCGCTCGTTTGCGCCTGGACGGTCTCTACACGCTTCGCCTGCGCCTCGATCTCATTCGCGCGCACGATGACCTCGGTGGCTGCTCGAGCAATGGTGTCCCACCCCTTCAGCGCATCCGCTTTCTCGCCGGTAGCCGGCTCCCGGCGCGCGGCAGCTTGCAGCACGTCCAGGCTGGAGGCACTGGACTGAACAACGCCGTCGAGCTCTTCAATCGCGGCCGCATTCTCAGTCACGCGTAACGCAAGGGCATCGACCGATTCGACGAGCTCGCCCACATCAGCCCAGTAAACGGGGTTCGGCGGCGGATTGCCCGCGGGAACGTCCTGGAGGGCTTGATAGAACCTGCCGTTCAATCGAACGATCTGGCCCTTCTGGTATACCGTGCCGGCGTCGTAGTACTGCTCCATCAACTGGTCGACGTTACCGCCGATCTGCTCGATATTTTCGAAGAACTGCTCGCCCAGTGCGGACTCGACGTACTCCTTGGTGATCAGTTCGTTGTACTCGCTCGCATCCGTCGAGCTGATGCCGTCGACCCAGGCCGACCATGGGCCGACGTTGCCGGTCCGGTCGATCAGCCGCCCGCGGAAGGCCAGGCGAGCGCCGGCCGCCAGCGAGGTCAGCGTGTGGGTGTCGGTCGGGTATGCGAACAAGCCCAGGGCAGTTGCGTTCTGTTCGCTGCCGCCCGGGGTGACCGACTGTTGGATCTCGGTGTAGGCGGTGTCCGCCGCGCCACTGGCCGGGAATCCCCACTCCAGGCCGATCTTCCACGGTCCGCTGGTGGTACGCAGGAATGCCAACGCCGGCGGCGCGCCGGTCTTACCGCTGAGTTGGGTCAGGATCGAACTCTTCCAGACCGACGTGATGTCGAAGGCCGACACCGCACGCACTCGCGCCAGATATCCACCTGCGTAGATGCCGGTCACATCGACGCTGGTGGTGCCGGCACGCGGCAGGCGGATCCAGTTGCCGCTGTCCTTCTTCCATTCCACGTCGTAGGCGACGGCGCCCTCCACTGCCGGCCAGATGATCGTCATGGTGCTCACCGCCAGCCCCTGGTCGATTGTCCAGCGCGACGAGAGCGTGACGCTGGCCGGTGGCTGCACGGTGGTGACCGGGATGATGCTGATCGGGCGCTCCTCCAGCCGTGCGCCGGTATCGATGTGGTCGAACTTGCTCGGCTCGTACTGCAGGCCGTTGATGGTCCACTGGCCGTTGTCGTCACGCTTGGTGCTCATCACCCGATAGAGCTGGACAGCCAGGTCATCGGCGTCGAGCGCCCAGCACAGTTCCGGCTCCGGCGCCTCCGAGTAGGCCGCGGTGACGGTGACGGCCTTGCCGTTGACCGACTGCACCGTCCGGCCCTCGGCGCGCCCGCTCGGCAGGTTGATGATCAGGCGATCACCGGCCTTGGCTTGAGTGACGCGATCGAGCGTTACCACGCGGCCAGCAACAGCCGAGATCCGGCCGCCAATCTCGCGGCCGGCCAGCAGAGAGTCAGCCACCGGGATGATGTAGCCCGGCAGCGGAATCCGGCCTTCCATACCGGTGGCGAAGGTGATGGTGCGGTCCTGCACGCTGGTCAGCACCGCCCACTTTCCGCGCCGCTGCGCCTCGCTCTCTCGCGTACAGCCGATGGCAGACAGCTCAACCGGGTTGTCGCCATAGCGACGCAGCAACGGCGCGTCGGAATAGCCCGTCACGTCGGTGTCGTAGTTGTTCGCCGGGTTGTCGTAGCTGACCAGGGCGCGGCTATATCTGGTGCGAGCCGAGGCGGCGCCGTAGGTCATCTTCCCGTCAATCACATTCGCCCGGGTGAACACGTAGTCGAAGTCGGCAGTGCGCGGCATGTCGGCCTGCGACACAAGCTGGCCCTGCGCCCAATAGCTCATCCCCCGATAGATCGCCGCGATATCCCGCAGCAGTGTCCATGCCTGGGAGCGCGACTGCAGGTTCAGATCACACAGAAAGCGCGGCTCCTGGCCGCCCTTCCCGTCTGGCACCAATTGGTCGCAATACTGGGCGATCTTGTAGAGCTCCCACTTGTCCACCATCCAGGGCTTGATCCGCTTGCCCAGGCCGAAGCGCGCGTTGGTGCTGATGTCGTAGGTGATCCACGCGGGATTGTTGGTCCAGGCGCTCTTGAAACTGCCATCCCAGACGCCGGTGTACGTGCGCAGCTCCGGGTCGTAGGTGGTCGGCACTTGGACCTTGCGGGCCTTGCACTCGACGGTGACGGCCGGAATGTTGCTGAACTGCTCTGCGCTGAACTCGATGTAGAGCAGAGCTGTGTTTGGGTAGCGCAGCTTCGCGTCGATCACCTCAGTCAGACCGGCGATCAGCATGGTGTCGGCGATCAAGCTGCTGTTCTGGTTCGGCGTGATCCGGCGCACGCGTACCTGCCAACCAGTGGTCGCCGCCGGCAGGTCGATGCGCTGGCTCCGCTCATAGCGGCTGGTGGTCTTGCCGCCGACAGCATCCAGCAACACCTGCTGGTAGGCGCCGCCGTCGGTGCTGACGTCTACGGCATACTCGATCCGGTAGCCGTTCACGTCCCCACTGCTCTCCTGCTTCTGCAGGGCCGGCCAGGCGAAGCGCAGGCGCACGGCGGACAACTGGGTGTTGGTCACCGAACGCACCCACGGGGTGTCGCTGCGCAGCTCCACGTTCACCGTGGTCTCGTTCTCCACCGAGGGGATTCCGGGGATGTAGTCCTGATCGACACTGCCGCTTCGCCATTCCCACTTCACGTTGGGGAAGTTGACGTTGCCGCTGGCGTCCATCAGCGGGGTGTTGTCCAGGTAGATGTCCTGGTCGCTCGGCCCCTCGGCGAACTCGCCCTCGCCCACCGCCAGCAGAAGCTTGGCGGTGGCCACCGACTGCAGGCTGTCGCGCGCGATCGACGGTTGCTTGGGCTTGCTACTGCCGCCCTTGCGGCCGGCCAGGTGCTGGTGAATTGCGCCCATGCTTTCCTCCGGGCATGAAAAAGCCCGCGCGAGGCGGGCTGGAAGGTTGTACAGCGTGGATGAAATGCCAGTGGCAACCACCCTACCGGGGTAGTAGCGTCGTGCCTTCATGCAAGGGTTTCCCGACCCTGAGCGTGCCGGCCCAGGGATCGGGAGGCGCCAATGTCGGCGCGGTTAAAGACCTAGGAGGTCAAGATGAGTGAGCCTGTAATTACGGACATCAACAATGCTGTCAGCCAAATAAACAATACTCTTCTAGCCTTGGCCCGCATCGCTGCTGAGACAAACCCGGAGGTAGCCCAAAAACATCTTGCGATTGCTGTACTGGCATGCAGACAGCAAGGTGTAGGAGACAACTTCGTGTTAGAGATTTTCCAAAAGGCATTTCCGGACGGAGTGATACCAAGCACTTACACTCTTGATATCCAAAATATCAACCGCGAATAACAGCCTTGGTCACGGCGCTATCTTTTACGAACTGCGCTGAAATCACTATTTGACCGTCAGAGCGTAAAAGCCAAGCTGGATTTCCTTTCGAGTCTACAGCTTGGCTTTTAATAGCCTGACCTTTGGTGGTAGTTTGGGTGTTCATTCCTCTCTCCCGCGGCATAGCCGCTCATGGTTGGTTGTTACACCTTGTCCTCGGCGTAGATCGACGCCGAGATAATCGCCCCACCCCAGCGGCGCTTCCCGTAGCAGATCGGCACCGGGTTCCCGCTGGCGGTGGTGTTTCTGGCGCTGCCGAAGGCGTAGCTGGGCAGGTTCTCCGGGGCGGCTGACTGGCTCAGGCCCTTGGCTTGGGGGCTGAGCATTTGTACGACCCCGCCGAGAGCCATTGACGCCCCGGCCGCATAAAGGCCTGAAACCATTGGTCCAGTGAGCGCCCCGAATGGGTTCAGGTACGCCGCGGCAATCATCGCGACACCGATGATGGTCTGCATCAAGCCGGCGCGCTTGCTACCAGAGATAACCGGAACGATGCGAACCTCTCTTGTGCCACCGGCCGCGAACTCCTCTTCGCCAACATTCCTTCGGTTACGAAAAATAGCGAAACGCATGCCCATGTTCTGCAGGCGTTGAATTGCTTCCTTGAATCCCGGCAGGGTATTGCGCAGGGCGCTGAATGCTTCCTGTATGGTCCCGGTGTCGAGTTGGCGGCGATGCTCCCGACCGAACTCTCTGATCAGCGGCCCAGATAGTTTTATAATTGTCATTGCGCGGTACTCCACAGCGTTTAAAGCCATGCTTTCCTCCGGGTATGAAAAAGCCGCCCGAAGGCGGCTTCGCTCGTGACATTAACTATCGGGCGCATGCCCTGACAGCATCTGGGAATTTGTCGATGGGTGATTGCCAAGTCCGATAGAAGTGGTACTTCACATGCGATCCAGGCCCGTCCGGTGAAACGTCCGCCAAATGAGTTGGCATCTGCAGATCGGCAATAACCGAGTAAACGCCACCGGTAGATTGGAGGTTGACCGCGAAACTAGCTCCAAGCACTGTAATTCTCTGCCACTGATCACGGATGCATTCGGCCACACGAATCGGCGGCTTGGTCGAGGTTATGTCTACAAGAGGCGGATTGCTCCTCGTTTCGTTGACACTTGCACAGCCCGCCAACGCCATCAGCGCTGCCACCCCGATCAACTTCTTCATGGTTCCCTCCTTACAAATCGCTGGAGGTTAGCACAACCTACTGCCTGGCTTGGCGATGCCGAAGCACTAGGCGAGCCCGCTCGTGCCAGTTACCGCCGTAGACGATGATCTCGCTGGGCTTTCCGTACAGGTGGTGCAACAGGAACGGGCCAGCGCCGAAAACTTTGGTCTCCTCGCCCGGCAGCGACGGATCGTCGCCCAGGTAGATCCCCGCATGGTTCGGGTGCGCGGTACGCCCTACCTCCATCACGATCATGTCGCCGCGCTGCGGCCGTTCCACCCGGACGAATCCTGCGGCCTCGAACTGCTGCTCGTAGAGGCTCGGACCGTCTGCCCGCTCCCACCAGCCGTCGGAACGCTCGAAGTGCGGGAATTCGATACCCCACTCCCGCTTGTACCAGTCGGCGCAGACCTGCCAGCAATCCCAGGCGCCGTGGACGAAGGGACGTCCCAGCAGCGGGATGTTGCCCGCCGGCGCGATCGTCCGCAGGTCGCCTTCCGGCCAACTGAGGATGTGCCACGGCAGGCCAGACGCTTCGCACATGGCCAGGTCATGCGGCGACGGTCGGCTGGTCGCGTCCGGATGGCTGTGCACAATGGCCGCCACCTCGCCCAAGTCCTCCGCTGCGGCATAGTCCTCCGGATGCATCCGGAACTCTTCCTGCGGCTGGCTAGCAGTGTTACGGCACCGGACGTATTGCTGCGCCTTGCCGGCACCGACAATCACCCCGCAGGCCTCGCGCGGGTACTCCTCCGCCGCGTGCGCCTGGATGGCACTCAGTATCTGGTTCCGCATCGTCAGCTCCTAGCGATGATCGAGACAGCGGGGAAGCCGCCAAAGGGTAACTGGTTGCCCTGCCCCCAACGCTTGTTGCAGGACCGATAGAGCCCGGCGCACTGGTCCTTCGCAGGGTCGTCGGTCGGGTTGTCGTCGATGTCGAAATAAGGGCCGGTGTAGCCGCAGTCGGGGCCACGATAGCCGCCGGTCATGCACCAGTGGCAGAGCGTAGTCATCTGCCTGCCGACAGCCTCGTTGCCGACATCTCCTGGGCTTGCCAAGTCCCAGGTAACAGCCTCGTTGTCCTCGGCGGATTTCTGGTCGATATACCAGACGCTGATGGATTCCTGGGTAGGGTCAGCATCTGGGTTAGCCGCGCCATCGGCCAGGCTCAGCACCTTCTGCTTGTCCGGGGTGCCGGACTCGAACAGTGCGGCGGCGTCGGTGATGATCACCGCCTTGCCCAGGATGTCGACCACCTGCACGCCACTGAACTGGAACAGGCGCTCGGCGTTGGCGAGGTTCTGGCCCATCAGCTTGTGGTACATGGCACCGGTCATGACTTGGGCAACCAGGCGCTGGGAGGCGTCACCGAACAGCGCGTGGGCGTTGTTGATGGCGACGTAGGTGATGCCGGCGGTGGCCGAGACATCGTTCACAGCGGTCGGCTGGTTGCCGATGGCGGCCACCAGGGCGGCGATCGCAGTGTTCAGCTGATCAGCCATGATCGATTCGGACAGGTTGCGGCTGATGACCTCCAGCGCCTCCTCCGGGTTCTTCTGCACCCAGGACAGCTGGGAAGGCTCCCAGATGATCGGGCCGAAGCCGCCGGCGATCTTCACCGAGTCGTACTGCTTTTGCGACAGCGGGGTCGAAGCCTGGGCGCCGTTGGCGGCATAGCGGTCAACACGGCGCTGAGCGCTATGCAGGCCAGCCCAGAACGATTCCTGCAGGAAGTCACCGTCGATACCTTGGGTGGTAAGACGGATTGAGCCGGCAGACGCGGCGTTGAACTTCTCAACGTCCTGCTGCAGGGTCTCGATGGTGGTTTGCTTGAGGTATTCGTTGAATACCTTCATGTTCGAAAGTGCCATGTTGGCTCCTTAAGCGTCTGCGGTCATGGCCTTGATGGCTTCCAGGCGTGCTGCCTTGTCACCGCCGAGGCTTCCCTTGGTTTGGGGCTTTTGACCATTGGTCGTGTGGGCGCCTGTGCCTTGAGCACCGGTGCCCTTGAGGATGTGATCGCGGTGCGGGTACTGCGAGACGAGGGTTTCGAGCGCTTCGTTGAAGTCGGCCAGCTCACCTGGGCGGGAGCGACTAAAGACCTTCTGGCCTTGAGCGTCATAAGCGACGACCTTGCCTTCCTCGATCTTGAAGTTGCTGCCGAAGGTGGCCTGCACCATGTCTGCCGGGACAGCCATTTTCTCGGCAATGAACTGCGAACGGGCGAAGCTGCCACCGATCTTCTCGGCGTACAGTTGCTGCTCGAAGGTCTGAGCCTTGGTGTTGGCTTCGTCCAGCTGGGTCTGGAAGGCCTTGCTGATTTCACCCTTCACCTTCTCGATCTCGCCGGCATCCACCAGCTTCTTGGCGTCGAGGTTGGCGACGATCTCCAGCGCCTTCTTGGCGGCGGCAGCATCTTCGATGCCTTCAAATGCCTTGGCCGTCTTCTCCAGGCCATCAGCGCGCTCTCGGTGCGACTTGGCTTCGGCGTTCAGTCGAGTGATGGTGCTGCGGGTGCCCACAGCATCGAAGGCGACCTCCTTGCCATCGTCCTCGACGTAGACGGGTTTGCCGTCTTCGATCACTGCGTACTGCTTGCCATCCACTTCAACGGTTTTGAGTTTCATCTCGTCTCTCTGGGCCATCCGGCCTGCTGATGAGCCATCCGGCCCTATTGCGCCCCGTCCATCCGAACCGCAGGCAGAAAAAAGCCCCGCACTGGGCGAGGCCTGCATTGCGCGCCACAAAACGCGATGCTCGTATTTTGTGGCGCGGAATTACTTGAGTCGTTCGTGCAGCTGGTCGAGCGTCAGGAATTTCCCGCGCTCGTTGTAGAAGTCTTCCAGCTTCAGCTTGTCCTGGCGCAGCAGCTTCCCGCGCTCAGGCCCGAGGATCTCGTCCTGGCGGGCTGCGGGCTGGCGAGCAAGCCATTGCGCGTAGGTGGTCTGCTGTGGAACTTGGCCATCCATGCTTGCCCGCGTAGCCGCGTCACTGATCCCCAGTGCCATGGCGCTCTTGAGTATCGGGATCTTGGTGGACCGGCAGCAGAAGTGAATGCGCCCCGGGCCAGCCAGCCACGGGATCTTGTGCCCGATTGGCTGGTACGTGCCCAGTGTGTACGGCAGGCGGTCACGGATTCGGCAGGTCGTCGAGGTCCGGCTGTCCAGCGTGCTCAGCCACTCAACATGGCTGATGATGTCGCTATTGGCCTCGAATGCCTTGTCGCTGGCAGTCTCTGCGGTGTGCGAAACAGCGGACCTGACTACCGACTCCACTTCGCGGCGTGGACGCTGCAAGAGGCCGTCCGCGTACTTCTCGGCCCGGGTAACGGACCAGCCGGAATGCTGAGACTCAGGGTTCAGGTAGTAGTGACTCCCGTCCTTAGCAACGTGGTAGAGATCACCTGGATTCACCCAGCTGCGAACCTCTACCTGCTGCCCTAAGAAAAGATCGCCGCCTACTACAAGAGCGAGATCGCCAGACTTGAACTTGCTCATGCGTGATCCTCCTTCCCATCGCGATAGGCCTTGATTTGCTCGCGGTACTGAGCAATTTGCCTATTGAGGTCGGACACCTCCTCATGCCACCTCTCGCGAATCCCGTTGATATCGCTATTCAGAGCGTCGATAGCCCCCTGGAAGGCTGATCTGATCGCATTGACCCCATCAATGTCAGAAGAGGCATTTCGGCATCCGACAATCTTGGTGGCGGTGTCCTCATCGAGCATGGTGGCAACACATGACCCAAGCGCATCTCTGATTTCGATGACCCGCGTCCCGCATTGGCTTTGAAAGGCTGAGATACTCCATGGAGCCGGATAGATATTCATGCGGCCTCCTGCATCATCAGCGGCCACCCTTGCTCGGCGGCCCACGCTTCGATCTTGGTCATGTAGATTCCGAACTCGTCGACGGTCAGCTTCGTGGTGCTGATGCCGCGCAGCTCGGTCGAGCCGTCCGGCAACTTCACGTCCTCGCAGCCGATGAACCAGCGCTTGAACTGCTCATGCCAGACCTGATCGTCGAACTGGCGGTTGTCGACCCAGGCGACGGCGGCCAGCTCGCGCAGGAGCGACCAATACCGCTTGTTTTGCTCGATGGAGCGCTTCGACTTGAGTGGGCGAAGGACCAGCTCATAGCCACCCTGTGCTTCTTTCATCAGACCCTGGATGAGGTTCCAGGCCGCGACGAAAGCCGGACGGATGCCGGCAGCGCCTTGGATGCGGAAGGTACGGTCTGACATCAGAGAGCCTCCACAGGTTTTCCGTGGTTTGGATGGAATCCATAAAGGAGTTCTGCTGACTTACGAGCGCATGCCGCTTCAAAAAGGCTTTTGAACCTACCTAAAGCTCTTCGGCTCTTTTGACCGCCCTCCGTGAAGCCAATAAAGACCTGAAAGGATTGTCGAGTTTCGCTCCAATACACTCCACTCAGGCCAACCTTGCTTCCCCTGCGCAGTCTCTGATTCTTGCCATTCTCGCTTGCATTGACCTCACGCAAGTTGACCCACCGGTTGTCAGTTCTAACTCCATTGATGTGATCAACCTGCTTTCTTGGAAGCTCTCCAGTCATGAGCAAGAACGCAATTCGATGAGCAAGATAAGCCTTCCCGGAAATCATGATTCGGTGATAGCCAGAGTTGTTTAGCGATCCTGCCTTTGCCCCTACAAGATCATTCCTTCGCCCGCATGCTTTCTTCCAGGTGAACTCTCCGTTGCATGGGTCATATGAAAGAATCGCCGATACAGTCTCGAAGAATTCACCCACAGCACACCCCCAGACTCTCAATCATCACGTCATTGCGCGCAGTGCAGACGGCTTCTGTTACCGGATCGCAGTCGTACACACCGATCAGTTCGCCGTTTACGATCTCGCCGTCTCGGCATTGCTGCTCGGCTTCGCGCCATGTATTGGCCTCGACCTGGCGGCCGTAGGTGCGCAGGCCCTCCATGCGCAGGAGTTCGAAGGTCTTCATGCTTCTACCCTCCCCTCCGGCCAAATGCTCTTCACGACATCAACCGGGTCGCAGTCTTCCATCAAGATCATCGTGAACGCCGGGCGACCCGGCAGAACTACCTTCCAGCAGCGCTTCATGCGGCCTCCTGATCGGCTTGTTGTTGGGTGATTCCGGAAAATTCAATCCACTGGCGAGGCTTGTGCCCTTCGCGCTCCATGTACTGAGCGGATGCGGGGTCGAACCAGAGATAGATGGTTTCCTCGACACCGGTCAGGCGCTGCTTGGTGATGATCATCTTCACGTCCGGCTGCTGCTTGAGGTGCTCGGCTTGATCCTCATCGGTGCCCTTCATCGCGGACTCCTTCTTCTTGTTGCGCCACACGGTGATCACGTTGTCGGCCAGGTCAGTGAGGATGGCGCCGCCGCGAACGTCGAGCTTTCCAGGCATCTTGGATTCGTCGTCTGCCTTGCGCGGGTGAGCCACCAGGTGAACGTGGACGCCCATCTCATGCGCGAAACCAACGATGGATTCCATGGCCTGCTTCTGGCCGTTGTAGTCGTCTTCGGCCATCCCCAGCTTCGCCAGGCTATCGACGACGAACTGCTTCACCCCATAACGGCGAGCGGCGTAGCGGAAGGTTTCGATCATCTCGGCGGTGTTGGCCGAACCCATCTGGTTGTAGATCCACAGTCGACCACCCAGGAACTCCAGGATGGCGTGGATGTACCCACGGGAGGGCTGGTTGAGCCCGGCGGCCTGGCGCACCATGCGCTGCAAGGTCCGCTTGGCAGGCATCTCCATCGAGGCGATGCAGAACTTCTCGCCCTGGCGCATGCCGTGGAAAGCCAGGTAGTTCAGGAGCTGGGATTTCCCGTGCCCGCTCCAGCCGGTCCAGATCGTGACCTCGCTGTCGCGGAAGCGGATCATGTCGCGGGACTTCTCCCATGGGGTCGCCATACCCATGACTGCGGGGTTACGCTCGAAGAACTCGGCGCACACGTCATCAACGAACGACTCAGCCCCTACCAGCTTCTCGGGATCGAGCGTCTTGGCCTTGGCGTAGCAGTCGTCGATGTCGTCGCGGGTGTAGAACAGGGCATCCATGGCTTCGTTGAAGTCCTTGCAGCCTAGGTCCAGGATGCGGCAGCGCTCGCGCCCAAGGCGCTTGATGATTTCTTCGGTCGCCTGCTTGCCGGGCTCGTCGTCATCCATGGCGAGGTAGATCACGTCGAACCGGGACAGGCGCGAATATTCGTGCTCGATCCACGCCTGTTTCTCGCCCTTACCACCACCGAACGGAACCGACAGCGCCGGACGACCGTACTGCCAGGCAGTCATGGCGTCGATCTCGCCCTCGGTGATCGTCACCTCGCGAGCGCCATCGGGAATGGCCTGCCAGCCGAACAGGCAAGGCTCTGCGTCAGCCGAGGCGGAAACCCGCCAGGATAAAGAGGGGCGCGTCCTTAGCGTAATCGCTGAATCGGCAACCCTCACGGCGCAGGCCGAGAAAGCGGAGGTGGAGCGGCCGGAGGTGGTGGCGTGGCAATACCGCGTCACCGCAGGCCCGCAAACTGGCTGGAGTCTCTGGCACCCAGGGAAAGGCGAGGAGTTCGAACGCTCCTACACCGTCGAACGCCGGCCGCTGATGACCGTCGCCCAGCACGAGCGCATCGTCGGGGAGCTGCGGGCGGTGATAGCCCAGCTCCGCCAGCACAAGAACGATTACATGGATTCCGGCCAGCAAACTTACCGAGCCTTGCAGAACGAAATCCGGGAGCGGGAAGCGGAAATTGCTCGTCTTGATGGTCTGGTTTCGGGCCGCACGGCGGAGCGCGACGCCGCCCTGGCCAGGGTCGCGGAGCTGGAACGCGGCAAGGTCTACGTCGAAGCCCGGCAATGCGACGAGTGCCAGCATGGCGGGATCAACGATTCCGCCACGGGCGTGGCTGCCTGCCACGAATGCGATTGGACCGGACCAGAGCCGGAAGAGGATAGGTGCCCTGGTTGCCAGAGGGAGAATTGCATGGCCGCAGCCTGCCCGCAGTGTGGCGCCCGATATGTCCTTGTTGCCAGCGAAGAGATAGCCGCCCCTGTAGCCCAGGCTCAGCACAGCGTGCCGGAGGGGTGGGTGCAATCACTGCCGCTAAAGGATCACCAGCCTTGCAAGCCGAACGAGGATAGAGCGAACGGTTACACAATCCCGATCTATTCAAGGCCGGTTCTTGTTGAGGAAGCCTTGCGTAAGTTACGTGCTGTCCTCTGCGACCCAATTGGAAACGTTGTCATTGACGGCAGTGATGGTGACCGAGAAGAGGTACAGCGAGCGCTCGGTATGCTCGCCGCCGCGCCCGGCAAGGAGGGGGTGTGATGCAACTGCTATGCGACGAGCTTCGTACGGCCCGGAAGCACTATCAGTGTGATGCCTATTACTGGTTCGACCGTGCCGGCTTCGGAAGGCAAGACGTTGGTGCGGATGACTGGCTAATCGTTGAGGCCGTTCGATCCGACCGAGGGAAGATCCTTCCGGGAACAAAGTACATCTATCAGGTGAGTGTCGATGGTGGGGAGTTCTGGATTTTCCGCGCCCGCCCGGAAATGGATGCCATCTGCCGCAAGCACGACCTGTATCCGGAGGACTGAACCATGAGTGAGGTGAAGAAGATCAGCCCGGTTGGAAATATCTATGGCTGGGAAGAAAGCCAATTCGTGGAGTTCGTCCTTAGCCAGGACTACGACGACCTCGCCGAAGAGGCCCAGGCGCTCAGGGAGGAAGTCGCGGCCCTGAAGCACAGCCAGCAGGTTCTAATTGGGAGCCGTAACGCGCATCGGGACGAGCGTGATGCTGCACTCAAGGAAGTCGCGGACCTGCGAATGGCGAGAGACGATTTCAAACTCGAACGAGACCTCGCTCGAAAAAACTTCTGCGACGAGCAGGCAGCGAATTATCAGTTGCAAGCGCACTTGAAAGCCTGCCTCGGCGAACTATCGGAACTGCGCGCAAGGGTGGTGGTTGTGCCGGAGCGCCTGACGAACGGCGACAGTATCAGCAGGATGTTGCGCGAAATCGGTTGCGACGGTGACGTCAGTTACCACCATGCGCGCGAAATTTGGAACGCCTGCATCGACGAACTGTCGCGCATCAACGGCAAGACGGTCAGCGAGGGGCTTGTGCAGGGGATGGCCAAGTTCGCGCGCGAGATCATCTGCGGAGCCCTCGAGGGCGGTAGTTTCGATGGGGCAGAAATACAGGAAAGCGCTGAACGCCATGGGCTGATCGCCAAGCAGGTGATGAACGAGCCGTACCGCGGCCCGGAAGAGTACTGCGCCTGCGCCTGGTCTACCTCGTTCCCGGCTGAATGCTATCGGGTAACGCCGGAACTCCGCGCCCTGCTGAGCGAGCAAGAGTAACCCTCTGATTTCCCTCCGATGCCGGAATCACAGCATCGACACCCAACAACGAAACCAACGCATCCGCCCCCGGAGGACCAACCGTGGACAACGACAACGAAACCATATTGGCAGTGATAGTCATCGTTCTCTTCGTCCTGGGAATCTTCCGGGTCGTCGGGGATATGCAGGAACTCTACAGGCAGACCGAGCTGAAAGGACAGGAGTTGAGCAGATGGAGCAAGCAATGAGACAGGAATTTGAAGACCGCTTCCCGATTCCTGAAGGGATCGAGTGGCGTGACACCGATTACTTCCCGGTGCAGACCGATAACGTCCACGTATACGTGGCTCTTGCCGGAGTCGCAGCGCGCTACACGTCGATGTGGCAAGCCTGGCAAGCCAGCCGTGCGGCTCTGAGGGTGGAGTTGCCGAAGCCTCACCCTGCATTTGAGTACGCACCTAGAACCAAGGTTTTCAACATAACTGACGTTGAGATAGCCCTCCAGCAAGCCGGAATCGAGGTGAAGCATGGAACTGCATGACGGTGACGCGACCTTCGTAGGTTCGTTCAACAAAGTCGGATGGACTGATGATGGTCATAAGATGACCTTCGGTTTTCGTCCGCCACGCGGCGAGCAGTTCGTCATCATGTTGCTCGGTTCCGCCAAGAAAGACGCAACTGACTTCGACTTAGAGGCGGCGCTCAACCGCCTAGGCTTCTATCGGAGGGAAGAGTCATGACCGACCACGCAGAGCTGCGGAGGCTGGCTGAAGAAGTGATCCGAATTGAGCGGAGCGAGGATGAGCCGATCTCCTCTGCTTGGGAATTATTCGATTCCGCCGCCAACCCCAAAGCCATCCTCGCCCTGCTGGACCAGATAGACGGGCTGAGCGAAGAACTATCCGCATGCACCGAGCATCCTGGCGGATGTGGGTATTGGCGCGAGGCCGCCAAGCGTAGAGCCGAAGAGCGCGACCGGCTGAGGGCGCAGAACGATGCGCTGCGGGGAGCGTTACAGGCCGTAGTGGATGATCCAACCTGGCGCAGTAACGACAACACCCTGTGGCCGAAGATCATCAAGGCAATGGACAAAGGAGCCACCAAATGACCGACACCAACAAGCTGAAGGAGCTGGCGGAACGGGCTACGCCTGGGCCTTGGGTGGTGGATGCTCAGCAGAGCGGCGCCATCTTCAACATTGAAAGCGAGTCCGGCGACCAGTGCGTTGCCATGTCTCAGGAAAACCCGGCACCTACAAGGCTGGAGATGAACGAGCAGCGAAGAGTGAACGCAGCCTTCATCGCCGCCGCCAACCCTAAAGCCATCCTCGGGCTGATTGCCGAGGTGGAGCGGCTGAAGGCAGAGCTTAGTCAATGCGCAAGCGCCCTCCCCGGCACCTACTACATGGACCCTCCAGACGGCGGCAATGTCAGCATTCCAGAGCAGATTCGGCGCATGGCGAAGGATGCTGCGCGGTATCGCGCATTGCGGCAGAAGGAGCGCGGAGTTGTGGTGGTTCGTAACCGCACATCGCATCTATTCGGAGAACACCTCGACGCTGCAATCGACGCAGCCCTAGAAGGAGCAACGCAATGAACGACCGCGAACTACTCGAACTGGCGGCGCGGGCGGCGGGGATGCAGATCAATGAGCAGCGTCAAGCCGAACGTGATTCCATAGTCGATCCAGCAAAAGCCAGCCTTTGGATTGTCGATGGGTGTACGGCCTGGAACCCACTTATCGAAAGCCACCACGCGTTTATTCTGGCGGTGCAGCTTCGCCTGGACATTACGTTCTACAACGGATTTCAGGAGGTGGCCGCCGAGCCATCAAATGGTGACGGGATGAACCCTTGCCAGGAGGTGTTCACAGAAAACCCGTATGCGGCAACTCGGCGAGCCATCGTCCGCGCCGCCGCCGAGATCGGCAAGTCTATGGGAGGTGGGGAGTGAGCGATGCACCCATTGAACCCCATGAATACCTCTACGGCGTAAAGTCATCCAGATTGAAGATCTTCGAGTTGCCCGAGGATTGACCAGGCGCCCAGTTTCTTCATGCCGTCACAGGAAAATGGTCTACGACGACAAGGAGCGCCGCATCTGGTGCAGCGACTGTGAAACGGAGGTCGAGCCGTTTGATGCCTTCATGCACCTGGTACAGGTATTCGACGGCGGCTTGAAGGACTTGAACAGGCGCCGACGTGAGCTTCATGAGGCAGAGCAGTTTGCAATCCGCAGCCGTGCGGCCAAGGTGATCGACGAGGCGTGGCGCAGCACGAAGATGGCTCCGCTTTGCCCACACTGCAATGAGGCGCTTCTCCCGGAGGACGTTGTAAAGGGAGTTGCCACGGCATCCAAGCAACTGATCATCGCTCGCCGCAACAAGCAGAAACAACCGAAGTAGCCCAGCCGAGCCCACTAGGGCCTCTTCCTGAGGCCCGCCCGGCTGGGCAACAAATCCTACCAGAAGGCCTGACCGAGCAGTTAACCCCCATATTGCCCGATGCGGGCGCCCTGCCCGGCCAAGCCTCCACGAATTCTACCCGCCAACCCGATGCCGTTGATCGGCCAAGGTCTCGCTATGTCTTTGATTTCAGTTGAGGCGGCCGCCGGCATTCTCGGCGTGAGCCGCAGGACCGCGTACCGCTACGCGGACGAAAAGCTGATCCCGGTGGTCAGGTTCAAAAAGACCATCCGGGTACACAAGGAAAAGCTCGAACAGATGCTTGAAGAGGAAGCCGCTGCTAGCATGCGCGACGCGGTCGGCGTACCGGAGGAAGTATGCCGTACAAGAGAAACGACTCCGCCTACTGGTGGATCTCTTTCAAATCAGCAACAGGAAAGCTTGTTAGACGCTCTTCTGGAACTGCCGACTACTCGGCGGCGAAAGCACTAGAGCAACAGGAGCGCGCGAAAGCGTGGAAGGAAAAGGAAATGGGCGTGAATCCGCCCAGGACCTTTGAGGAGGTGATCATTCCGTACCTGCAACACGCTCGCCAGCATCAGCGCAGCTACGAAACGACCGTGCACCGCATAAAGCCGCTGCGCGAGTATTTTGCCGGACGCGTGGTCAACGATCTAGGGGGCCAGGACATACGGGGATACGGAGAGCACAGGCTGGATGCCGGCGCATCCCCGGCAACTATCAACCGAGAACTCGCAGCACTGTCCGCGGCGATCAACCACTGCAACACGGAACTGGAGTGGGACCTTCCTAACCCGGTGAAGGGGCGGAAGATGCGCGAGGCGGAGGGACGTGATCGTTGGCTGACCAGGGCAGAGGTCGAGGCCCTGTGCCGCGCCGCGCGCGTCCAGAAGTTTGGCCCGATGCTCGAGGATTTCATCCGCCTAGCGGTAAACACCGGATGCCGGCGGGAGGAAATGCTTGGCCTGGAGTGGCGCAGAGTGGATTTCGCCAATCGACTGATCTACTTGGAGGCATCCCACACGAAGGCAGGCAAGCGCCGGAGCATACCGATCAACGAAGGTGCGATGGCAGCGTTAAAGCGACGAATGGCATTCAGATCCGAGACCAGTCCGGAATGCCCCTGGGTTTTTGCCAGAGCCAACGGAGATCGAGTGGTTTCGCTATCAGCCGGCTTCAAGCAGGCCTGCCAGGCAGCGAAGATTGTGGACTTTACGATTCACGACCTGCGCCACACCTGCGCGGCATGGCTGGTAAGCGCCGGCGTTCCGTTGGCGGATGTTCGGGATCTGCTCGGACACTCGACAGTCGCGATGACTGAACGATATGCCCACCTTGCTCCGGCCAGAGTAAGGGATGCTGTAGGGGTTCTTGATCAAGTCCGTGAAGGCCGCATTTCACGTTCTGTTCACGCTGATAATCCAGCGCATCTACATGGAGGGCCGCTGAAGCTCGTAAACACTTGATTTAGAAGGTGGTGCGGACGGAGAGACTCGAACTCTCACGCCTTGCGGCGCTGGAACCTAAATCCAGTGTGTCTACCAATTCCACCACGTCCGCGGGACACTGCTTGGAAATGAAAACGCCAGGCCCCGGGCCTGGCGCTTCGGAATATGGGGTGGACGATGGGAATCGAACCCACGACACCAGGAGCCACAATCCTGTGCTCTACCAACTGAGCTACGCCCACCATATTACGACTTGCGGTAAAACATCGCCTGCTTCTTGCCGATTCGCCGAATGGCGCACCCGGCAGGACTCGAACCTGCGACCATCCGCTTAGAAGGCGGATGCTCTATCCAGCTGAGCTACGGGCGCTTTATTCATCTGCATTCAATGCTGAGCGCAAACTTTAAGCTCTGGCAATCACAAAGTCAGCAACCGACTTGCATTACCTCTTACCCTGCGTCCGGCTGTGCTCGGCAAGCGGGGCGCATGTTATACAGGGGGCGAAAGGCCGTCAACGGGTTTTTTAAAAAAATTCAGCTATATAAAGGAGTTACGGCAAATCCGCGGGTCGCCTCCTTTGCCCCGGGCGGCGTCCATGCGAAAATGCGCGTCCTTTTTCCACCCGATTCGATGGTTACCCTTCCGACATGACCGCACAACTGATCGACGGCAAAGCGATCGCCGCCAACCTTCGCCAGCAGATAGCCCAACGCGTGACCGAGCGCCGCCAGCAAGGCCTGCGCGTTCCCGGCCTGGCGGTGATCCTGGTCGGCACCGATCCGGCCTCTCAGGTCTATGTGGCGCACAAGCGCAAGGACTGCGAGGAAGTCGGCTTTCTCTCCCAGGCCTACGATCTTCCCGCCGAAACCAGCCAGGACGACCTGCTGGCCCTGATCGACCGCCTGAACGACGATCCCGCCATCGACGGCATCCTGGTCCAGCTACCCCTGCCCGCCCACCTGGACGCCTCCCTGCTGCTGGAGCGTATCCACCCGGACAAGGACGTGGACGGTTTCCATCCCTACAACATCGGCCGCCTGGCCCAGCGCATGCCCCTGCTGCGCCCCTGCACCCCGAAAGGCATCATGACCCTGCTCGCCAGCACCGGCGCCGACCTGTACGGCATGGACGCGGTCGTGGTCGGCGCCTCGAACATCGTCGGCCGGCCCATGGCTCTGGAGTTGCTGCTGGGTGGCTGCACCGTCACCGTGACCCACCGCTTCACCCGCGATCTGGCCGACCATGTGTCGCGCGCCGACCTGGTGGTGGTCGCTGCCGGCAAGCCGGGACTGGTCAAGGGCGAGTGGATCAAGGAAGGCGCCATCGTCATCGACGTCGGCATCAACCGCCAGGCCGACGGCCGCCTGGTCGGCGACGTGGAATACGAGGTGGCGGCACAACGCGCCAGCTGGATCACCCCGGTGCCGGGCGGCGTCGGGCCGATGACCCGCGCCTGCCTGCTGGAAAATACCCTGCACGCCGCCGAACACCTGCACGACTGA